ATTCGGGAGTGGCTAAAGTCGTTGAGCGTGACGGGATCACAGGGGTTACTGCCCTAGTCTCAGTTTTAGGGAAAATGCGTTGCCAGATACTTGCCATCGGAGAAATCTTACATCGTCACATAGACAATTTGACATTGTAAGGTTCGGCGTGTCTAAAAAACTCCGATTGAACTCGGTCTATCCAACGAAGCAACATAAACACCAAGCGTCATAGCGATGACGGCATCAATCTCGCCCAAAGTTTGACTAGGGTTGGAGCAGATAGGAAACCAATGATTTACGAAACAACTAAGACTTGGATTGAAACGTTAGAGCTTGACGTGGAGTCTCAGGTTCATGCCGACCTGGCACTTGCACTCGCAAGTCGTTACGACGAAAAGGGCGAAACGTCGACCGCCGGTGAACTTCGCAAGACCATCAACGAACTGAAAGCCATGATTGGCAAACCAGTCGAAGTGAACCCACTGCGTGAACTTCTGAAACGCTAATGCTGTTTCCTGCTCGATGGACTAAGCCACTATCGGAAGAGTTTGAGTCGGACGCCGACCGACTTCTTCAGGTAGTCGACTTGGCATACCGAGACATGGACAACCCCGACGGTGTGCAATTGGACGAGTGGCAGCGTTGGTTGCTTCGTGCCATTCTGGAGCGTTACCCTGCCGACCACCCAGACCCTTTGCTCGCTGGCCGTCTCCGTTACCGAGCCGTTGTCTGTTCCATTCCTAGACAGAGTGGCAAGTCGCTAATCGGATCCATACTCGGCCTTTGGGGAGTGGCTATGCGTAACGGCCAAACGCTTTCACTCGCCAGCAACGTCGAACAGGCAATGGTCATCTACTCCCGAGTCTTGGCAACGATTATGGGTAACGAAGAGTTGAAGTCGATGTTCCGTAAGACGACTGAACGCCGTGGCATTGTCTCAGCTGACGGTTTATCCAGGTATGACGTTCGACCGGCTAAAGAATCGGCTCTTCAGGGTTTACGTGTGGACACCGTTCTTGCTGACGAACTTCACATTTGGAAGAAGGGTATGTGGACGGCTGTGGTTCAGGGAACGGCTGCTTCGCCTGACGGAATCATCATCGGAATCACCACTGCTGGCGACTCAACCTCCGAAACACTTATCGACCTTTACAAACAAGGCGAACGTGCAGCCAACGGCGACCCTGCTCTGGAACGCTTTGGCTTCTTCTGCTGGGAAGCCCCCGAAGGCTCGGCAGTGGACGCTGAAGCCATCTTGGCAAGTAACCCTGCCGTCGAGTGTGGCCGTCTGCCACTAGATCGCATACTTACCGACCTAGCCACCATTCCCGAACATGAAGCCAGACGTTACCGGCTCAACCAGTTCATCTCTGGTGCGTCTGAGTCTTGGCTACCGACACCGGTGTTCTACGCCAACATGGGTAACGGCATTGAAGACATTACTGGGTGCGTTATTAGCCTTGACGTGACTACCAAACTCGACCACGCCACAATTAGCGCTGCTAAGAAGGTCGACGGCATTATTCAGACCGAGTTGGTTGCGTCGTTGCGTAATCCGTCGGAAACCAGACTGTTTGAGTTGCTGGTCGATGTTTACCGTCGCACGAAAGCCACGGCTATCGTGCTGGATGGTTCACGTATGCCTAACTTGCAGAAGCGTCTCAAAGACGGCAAATATCCGATGTGGCAATTGTGGAGCAAGGAAGTGGCCGCAGCTTGTTCAACGACGTTTAGCCTGTTTACTCAAAACCTAGTGTCTTGGAACCAAACCGACCAGTTGCTTATTGCTCAAATGCCTAGAGGTGTTGCCAGGTATGTTGGTGAGAATTGGTATTTGTCTCGACGTGATTCCTTGGGTGAGATTGACGCCGTGATTGCTATGACGCTCGGCGTTTATGTTGCTTCGTTGGATAGACCAAGTTCAATCGGAGTTTTTTAGACACGCCGAGTTACTTGACATAATGTCAATCGTTTAGATTATTATTTATGCGATGGCAAGTATCTGGCAACGCATTTTAAGAACCCCGAAGGTGAACAACGCAGTCACGCCCGTCATCCCTTCCCGCTCAACGACTTTAGCCACTCCCGAAAGTGCTTTGACACTCACAGCCGTATGGCGCAGCGTTCAGATACTTGCCACCACAGTTTCTAATCTTGGTTTGATCACTAAGCGTTATGCCACCGGCATGGAAATGGTTATTGAAAACCCTTCGTTCGTGAACAACCCTTCGCTTGTCATGAAGCGTCACGAGTTTATCTACTCGACCGCAACCGACCTAGCACTCTACGGCAACGCCTTCTGGTATAAGTCTTATGACTCGGCTGGCCGTGTAAACGACGTAATGCAGATTCCAGCGTGGCAGGTTCAGGTTCAGACCGAGACCGACGCATTAAACGCTGCACGTCAATACGTTTACTTAGACAAGGTTTATTCTGCTCGGGAAATTGAACACTTACAGCTCTTCCCACGTGCTGGCTGGCTCAAAGGTCCATCACCAATCGACATGTGTTCACAAGACATCGTTGGCGCACTTGATCTACGTGATTACCAGGCGAACTGGTTTAGTGCTGGTGGTGTGCCTACTGGTGTGCTTAGAACTGGCAAGGAAATCACTCCTGACGACGCTCAGACCATCACGAACACTTGGAACGCTAAACAATCCACTCGACAGATTGCTGTTCTCGGTTCAGGCTTCGAATACCAGCAGATTGCACTAAAGCCTTCTGAAGCGTTGTTCACTGAAGTGTCTGCTCAGTCGGTTCAGCAAATTGCCAGGTTGTTTGGTATCCCACCACGCAAGCTAGTGACCGGTGTTGACGGAACCAGCGACACTTACTCAAACTTGGTCGACGAAGAATCGGCATTCTACCGTGAGACCATACAGGCATACACTCGCCCAATCCAAGACGCACTCAGCAACTGCCTACCACGTGGCCAGCGTGTTGAGTTCATGTGGGAAGACCTAGTTCTCTCTAAGTCTGACCGTCTAGCCATGTGGGCTGACGCTATTGCCGCTGGTATCATCACTCCCGAATACGCTGCCGAAAAAGAAGGCCTAAATGTCTAATAACTGGTTTGAAATACGTAACGCTGTAAACGACACAACCGAAATTTTTGTCTATGACCAAATCGGTGAAGACTTTTTCGGTGAAGGTGTTACTGCTAAAGGATTTATTGAACAACTTGCAAAAGTCAATTCAAAGAACATTCACTTGCACATCAACTCTCCAGGTGGCTCAGTATTTGACGGCATAGCAATTGCCAACGCTTTAGAACGCCACCCAGCGACCGTTACCAGCTACATCGACGGACTTGCTGCTTCTATTGCCACAATCATTGCACTTGCTGGCGAAAAGGTCATCATGTCCGGCAACTCTTTGTTCATGGTTCACAACCCTAGTGTTATGGCCGGCGGAACTGCTGAAGACCTACGCAAACACGCAGATTTGCTCGACAAGGTTCGAGACACTTTGGTAAACACTTACCAGACCAAAACAGGCATGGCAACTGATGATCTAGTTGCTGTTCTTGACGCTGAGACTTGGTATAACGCTGATGAAGCTTATGCCGCAGGTTTTGTGGATGAAATCACTGAACCAATCCGAATGGCTGCCAAATTTGATTTGACCAAGTTGCCATTCAATCATGTTCCTGACTCTCTAATTGAGCCAGAGCAAGAAGCACCACAAATAACCCCTACCCAAACAGAAAGCGAGTCCGAGTTGGAAAACTTTGAACTTGAAGTTGCTTCGGTGAAGGATGAAGTTGCAGAACTTCGTCGCACTGTTGAAGCACACGCCCAGCCAGTTGCACCTGCTGCACCTGGATACATGAAATACAAGTCTTTTGGTGAGTATGCTCAGGCATTCGCTAAGGGCGAGACCGCTGCAATCGAGTTGGCTAACGCTGCTTCGACTTCGGCTGACACCTATGCTGCTCCTGGCTACATTGGTTACATCAACAAGCTAATCGACGCTAACCGTCCATCATGGAATGTTTGGTCGTCATCGGTTCTACCTGCTACCGGCATGACCGTTGAATACGCTGCTATCACTGCTAACACCCTTGCAGTTGGCCAGCAGGACCCAGAGAACGAAGCACTTTCGTTCGGTAACCTAACCATCGACAGCATTTCAACCGCTGTTGACACCTACGGCGGTTACACCACTGTTTCAAAGCAGGCTCTACTACGTGGCTCAGTTGACTACGCCGGTATCGCATTCGACGCACTAGCCGTTGCATACGCTAACGCAACCAACACCGCTGCTAAGGCAAAGATTGCTGCACTTGACTTCACTGGCAAGGTTATGGATCTAGGCGGTGGCACTGCTGCTTCTGTTATCGAAGGTCTAATTGACGGTGTCAAATACATCAAGGCTAACTCTGGTCTAAACGCCGAGTTCATCCTTTGTGGACCAGCTGCTTACAAATACTTCATGAAGATTGCCGACTCTGCTGGCCGTCCAATCGTGAACGTAAACAACGACGGTTCAAACACCTTCGCTACCGCCAACAACGACCTAACCGGTTCAATCTGGGGAATCCCAGTAGTTGTTGACCCAACCCTAGGCGACACCC